GTGAGAAACCCTGTTGCTGGCATCCCCCACTGTCGCGGTTATACCGGACAGCCCGCAGGTCTGAAAGTCAGACCACTGAGCGCTTAGGCAAGCGTTCAGCCCTTACCCATTTGATACGGAACGTATGGGCACGTTCTTGGCTCTCGAACCGATCAGTCTGGTACTGATCGGAACGTTCATGGTTCTCAAGGAACCACTTCAGGAGGCCCCCTTCGCCGTCATAGACGGCAGGATCACCTGATGAACGGACACTCGGGTACCGCTCGAACCACGTTTGCAGGTCCGGATCATACCGGCCACGCCAACGCGGAACGATAACAGTATCAAGTGCCAATCCATCGAAAGGAGATTGGTCCACCTCGTCGACATGACGAGGCGGAATCGACAACACACCCGCAAGTGCATCATCGACAATCTTCACAGTACCCCAAAGACCAGCGCGGTAAGCGCGGTTTCGGAAATCTGTGAGGCGCCCAATGAGAGCTGCATCATCCCGTGAACTTGGGAAGTCGGCGCGAAGACGTACGATGGAAACATCAGTCCCAGCGTAGTACTCCTTGCCACAAGACTCCCTGAACCGTCCGGTCCAGAAAGACTTGTTTCCGTTGACCTTGAACCCGAAGGTTTCCAGCAAACGGATCACGGGATCCACCGCCGTGACGGGGACGATGATATCGTCACCGTACACGGAGAGGATACCAGGGATCTCACTCCTGGTGGTGCTCCTCTTATCGCCCGCAACAACGAGCCCTGCGTGGGCAATGGCCGTGAAGACCATAGCCTCGATAGGGAACGTCAATGCGGAACCCATGGAAGCAAACTTGAACAGCGGCATGATGCTACCGTTCACGTCTGCGCTCCCTGACCGCGTCGCTGAAACGAAATCCAGCGTATGGGGCCAGCGCTCGAGGAATTTCTCCACGAGCGGAAACGCAACCCGGTCGGATGCTTCACTCAAGTCGAGTGTTGCCAAGGATCCATCGACAGAGCCCGCGAGGGCTAGCCGTTGATTCCGCTCCTGATCGGTGAAGCCGAGCACGTCTTTCAACCATGACTGGTTGATAGAGCGGTAAAGCTCAGCCTTGAGACCCTGCTGTGCAAACTGCATAGCGGAAGGCTCAATGGCAATAAGACGTGGCGTCTTCTGCGTTTTCGGAACAGCGATCACCCGGACAGGGATCTCGCTTTCCAGGGGCACAGGAGGCATGGAGCGATAGGAAGGGAGGTTCGACGTATATCTCCACGAGGGAAATACCGACTCGAGCCTTTCCGTCCAATAGGGAAAGTCCCAACGCTCAGGATGCTTTAGCCTGTCGGCCACTGCACCCGGACCATGTCTCGGGATGAGATCGAACGATGCGATAAGTTTCTCGCAGCGATCAAGAACATCCCCGAAAAGGAAATCGCGTGACTTCATGAGTAACGTGACATCAGTACTATCCGGAGGAAAATCCCGGTAGTGCTGTTCCAATTCGCTGTCAGTACGGATGAAAGACTGAAATGCGGCCTCGACCCTCGCGGGCGTGCAGTCGCGTTCAATCTTCTGTGTCAGGTTTCCAATCTGACGAACAGCCCAGATAGCGTTAGCGTCTGGGGCATCCTTGATTTGCCCATCCTCATCGAACACACGAAGAAGGAAACCCCGAAGAAATACGGGGAGCCCTCGCCTATGACCAAATTCGGTCAAGGTGCGCTTCGGCCACACACCGTCACGTAAGCCTCTTTCGAGAGCTTTGACGAAAAGTGGCAAGGTGATTGTAAGATACGAATCACCCTCGTGTTCCCATCGAGCGATAAGCGTTTCGGCGTCTCGCTCGATAGTGGTGTCGCAAAGAAGTCCTGCATCACGCAGGACTGCCAGATGGAGAGTTACCAGGCTTTTCAAGCCTCCTCCTTTCCAGAGGTAGAACTTCCAGCCAAGTGAATTCCCCGCTGAGGGAGGGTCTAGGCCCCCCCGAACAGAGCTAGGTTTAGCTCTGCCCACCGCTCTTGCGGGCGGCAATCGCGTACACCCCGACCAAACTGACGCATGTCAGCAGGCCGAAAAGGAGTACAGCGATCGCCTCAAGAGCACTCACTTCTCGCCGCCAAGGATCTTCTTCAGAAGAGCGTTGGTGGAAGCTCCAAGCGCGGCCGTGAGGCCGACATAGAGCGCTTCAACAGCAGACACCGTCGTCCCGAGAGGGAGGGCGAAGTTGATGTTGACCGAGAACGGAGGCTGCGACTTGATCCCAGTGATGGGATCGGTCACAATCTCCGCATCCGTAAGCGAGATCGAGGACCGCTGAACGCCCTTCTTGTCAACCGTCTGGGTGACATAGAGGGTAACGTTCTGGTCCCGATTGAAATACACGTGCGTGTTAGCACGCTCGTCGATACGGGGCAGTGAAATTGCCGTTCCAGAAATGGTAACGGACTGGGGATCAGCGAGCACTTGGTTCTCCTTGAATGACCATGTTCGGTTGTTGTTGAGTTGTTGTTCAGTTGTTTCGCGCTAAAGGAGTTTTGACATCCCCAGCGCACCGAGTATCGCCCACTGGTCCCCGTTAAGGGAACTAGAGGTCGTACCGGTGAACCCGTAAGGGTTACCTCTGACACGGCGACGCCGTCGGCGCTCAATTTTGGACTGCATGTAGGAAGGCCCGGTGTAAATTGCACCGGAACTCGCCTGCACTAGGACCTGAGCGCTTTTGGTCACCATCGTGACATCCTCCATACCGTAGTAGTAGGATGTGAGGATCCGATTCGTCGATGCCGCCTCCATCGAGGAGATGGCCGATCCAATGTCATTGGACCAGTCGACGAGCCAAGACCAGGGTGCGAGATTCCAAAGCACAGAAGGCGTGATGTCCATGGACATCAACGTCTCGAGCCGATCAAGGTAAGACTTCGGATTGAAGCCAGCCTTGGGAATGAACACGAATTCCCCTTCAAACCACCGCTTGGTGGTAATCTTCCGCGTCGTTTGAGCGGAAGCCGTGATATACGGGAAGGAGGAGCCAGTCGGCAGGGAAGTCATCGGGAAGTTTTGCAACCCGAGGAAATCGCCTGTCGCCACGGCAACGTTGTTCCTCAAGCCGTCGAAGCGTGTAAATTCTTCGATAGGCTTGATCTCGCGTCTTCGGTGAGACGAGGACAGGGGTCTAAACAACCCCGCTGACGCAGCTGTCAAAGCTGTCGCCAGACCTTGTATGTCATCGAGCAAGGGCTTCCACCCAAACTCGAGATTGAGATAATCGCTACCCACAGAACGCATCTGATGCGCTTTGCGGATCATGTCAGGTACCAACCTGGGAAGCCCCTCACGGAGCTCACCAATGAAAGTACCAAGCGAGAACTCACTCACCAAAGGAGCCATACGCCCGTATTGCAACGCAGCGCGGTTCTCGAGGTCAGTAGCCGGGAGGCCACTAAACATCGAGATTCCGCCACCATCCTGGTATGGAAACCCATGGATGGTGTTGTGCTGCGTCCCGCGGTAGGATGCCGAGAAACTGGCAAACCCGGAGGCCTGTGCCTCCTCTAGAAACCAAGTGTGCCCACGATCCTTTTTAATGAGGGTCGTATCGAGCTCACCAGATTCAATCAGCGTTCGCTGCTTGAATCGATTGGCGTCTAGATACCACAGATACGGT